AAGTGTAGGCATTGTCCATGTCTTCCTTGTCAGAAAATGAACCACCTCCAAACTCACCATATTGTTTAGGTATAAACATTGCTTGACTAAAAGGAGCTATTAATGAATATTCATTATCTTCAAATTTGAATCTATAACTAAATCTTACAAACTTGTTTTCTAAAATCTTGTCATCACCATTCCAAGCTGCATCATAATTAGGATTATCACTTATTGATATAGTATCACCAGTTGACATTGTTGTTGTCTTGTCTAAAGTAACAGTAATTTCTTGAAATGTTGCAAAAGATTCTGGACTAGATGTAGAGTTTGGATTTCTATATTGATTAACTACATTAACAGTTGCTACTCTAGTGTCTGAACTAATACCATCACCATTAACTAAATCACCTATTCTAGGTATACCATTTTTACCGTTATATATAAATGGACTGGAGTTTGAACTATCAAGACCATTTCCTATAGTATATGTAGCAGCCAACGTTCCTGGGTCAACTATTGTAACAGTTCCAGAAGAATGATTAGCCATTTCAAAATCCTTCTTATTTGTCATGCTTGGTCTACTAATGTCGAGAGCCACATTGTCATCTATTGTAATAGGACTTGATAATGTTAAAATAGCTTTATTTAATTGTACAGGGTTGCCTTTAGGAGCTTTACTTATAATTGTAACTAATCCTGTTATTTGTTGTCCAGTTATTTTGTTTCTATCCGTAAGTATATCACCTACTTGTATTTTGTCAAATTCAGTTTGATTAACATCTATAACATTAGACGATGTGTACCCTCCACTTTTTTGCACCCTTGCCTGCAATCTTTCCATAGCCAATATAGGCTGATAAGGAGAAAACTTAGCTACAGATATTTGTTCTTCTTTAGTATAATGACCAAGAGTTTTTGTTACATTTATTCTTCTTGGTTGATTTAAATTGTCAGTAAAAAATAATAATTCTTCAATTAAGTTTATACCAGTTACTGGAAAACTTATGTTAAAGTTTAAAAAGAAGCCTTGAACTAATATAACAGGATTAGTAATTACAGCTACATCTAAATTTACTTTAACAATAAAGCAATTGTTTGCATTGGTTGCTCTTACTGTAGGGTCTGTATTATTAAAATCTGTTGCTAAAAGATATGCTACATTGTTATTTTTATCTATAAATTTACCAATAAATTCAGTTGCAGCAGATGCTCCTATTAAACTTGATATAGAAGTATTTCCTAAAACATTTTCAAACTCACCTACTTTAGAACCTTCTGATCTACTTATAGATAAATTTCTAGCTTCTCTATATTCACCGTTAGGTACTATACGAGAGTCAAGATCTTTATTCATTTTTCCTTTAAGAAAAGTATTTTTAACTTCAGCCATTTAGTTTATTATTTTATCCATTTAGATTGACCTCTCATTACTTGAATTATCTGATCAAGTTTAATGTTAGATAATCTTATTTTGGCATTCCTAAGCTTAGCGCTTTTTTCTCTTTTTAATCTGTTAACTACGTATTCTGGTTGATTTATTCTTGATGCAAGAACTGCATGACTAATATAAGCATACATAGCCTCTTCAGCCATCTTAGGTACTTTAGTATCTAAGTCGTAAGCTAATCCATCAGATATATATTCTAACACGATTAAGGCACCTGCTAGATCGCTAGAGAAAGACATCAATCCTTCTCTATGGTTTATAGTAAACCAACCATTAGACTGTGCGTATTGAGGATCCATCCCATAACGTTGACCATACTCTCTGCCTATTTCATTAAACCCATAAGCATCATACTGATTATTAAATAATTCAGGTGTTAATCTACCGCTTATTAAATTATCATCAGCCTTAGCCCATCTAGCTTCTGTTATCGATGTTCCCTCTAGGTTTTCCCCGAAATTATCTTGAGTTGGAATACCTCTATTATCTTGTAAAGGTGTTGAGTAAGGATTTATAGTTAAATTGTTTGCAGGATAAATAGGTCTTTTAACACCCATGGAATCAATCCAAGAAGCTTTAACATAATTAACATAATCTTGAGGTATTACAACGCTAAGGCTAGGCGGTACATTTAATTCTTGAGATTTAATGCTTTGCAAAGTGTCATAACTAAATTCTTGCAGAGCTCGTTTAGCGTGGAAAATTATATCTGTTCTTTTGCAACTTGGTATAAGTTTACCAGTACCTACATATGCTACTAAAAAATTATTTATTACTTCTGATAATTTAATATAAGAATAGCTATCATAGTTATCTTCAACAGCTTGCCCAACAGCATCTCTTTCTCCATAATTACCTCCGTCTAGTCTTTTTAATTGAACTACTACGCTAGTATTTAAAGGAATTGCTGCTGTTATAGTTATAGCATCACCGGCAACGGTAAAAGCATCAACGTACTCAGTATAAATTAAAACGCCTGGAGCTGCTGTATATAATTTAAAATTATTTAAAGCATAGTTTACGGCTAATGGATTAAAACTACCAAACACTAAATTAGTGTCAAAAGTAGCTGTAAATACTTGTCCTCCTAAAGCAGTTGCTGCTATAAACTTTTGAGAACCTGCATAATACTGTTCATTAGTTTCTGTTATAAGTCCCATTTATTATGATTTTTCGTTTATTTCTTCTTTTTGTATTTGCTGCGAAGCTACTTGTATTATTGTAGGATCTTGTATTATAACACCTGAATATAAAAGTATACCTGTTATAACATCAACTTGTTCTGAAGGATGTAATTCAAAATCTGTAGATGTAGGTGGGTTGTAAATATATTGACCTAATCCTCCAGTAATGTATCCCCATTTAATTTGATCTGGTTTTTTAATATAACTTACTTTAATTTCAGAAGTTATAGTAGAAGGGAACACTTGTAAGCGTTCTTCTTCATATAAAAATATTGGTTGTGATATAGTAGCAGCTGTTAATGGAGAGTTTTGAATTAAGTAAAATTCATTTCTTTCTACCATTTGCACTAAAGTAGTGTCTTTATGTATAACTGTACCAAGTCTATAAAAAGTTGATGGGTATAATTGAACTAATATAACATCAAACGTTGGTGGAGCAGTAGTAAATGTTACGATGTTCGTGGTTGTAGAAAAAGTAGCCTGAGCAATAGTCTGTTCAATACCGTTTAAAAATATTTTAATTAAAGAACCTTGAGATTGAGCTACAGACCAGTCAGTTATAATAAACACTCTATTAGTTGGAAGGTTTGGCAAGCGGTTAGAAAACGTTTGTGTTAAAGTTGCAACTGATGAAATTGATGGTAGATTAAAATAAGGATCTGCATAAACTGCTGGATCTATTTTTTTAAAAATATCTATTTTTTCTTCTAAGTTTTTTACTCTATTGGCATATTCGCTATCATTCTCTGGGATTCTAAGTTGTTGATTTAAGTCGCTTGCATATCTTTCGAATATACCTTGTTGCACTTGATTACCAACTTTATTGAATTCATCTGGAGTTATATATCCTCTTTGCTGCTGATTAAGTATTAGCAACACAGTTTTATAAACTAAATCTACGTTTATAGCCATTATTTTGTTTTTTTATTATAATATAACCGACCACGTAATGCAGCCGGTATATACTAATTATTACATGTTAATCTAAATTTTTCTCTACTGATCTAAATACCTCAACACCTTCATCGGTTTTAAAATAAGCAGCCATTGCAGAATAAGGATTTTCATCGAAAGGAACTGTCATTAGTTTTCTTCCATTTGATCCCCACGAGAATGTTCTTTGATCTGGAGAAAGAGTTATAATCCCAGCTTCAGCTGCTTTAATAGCTACATTTCTTAAATGCACATTTTCGTCATTAGCCAATTCTATGAATAGTTTAGCATTGTTCTTAGCAAACAACAACAAGTCTCTTCTAAGCTCCTTAGAACTCATGGAATTAACCGAGGTCCCTATCTCTACTCTCATTATAGCTTCAGCTTGATCTATTTCCATTTCTCTAGCAAACACTAAAGCATCGATCTGTAAATCTAATTCATCTAAATCATCTTCAGCTTCTTCAACTGCACTAAATTCATCATATATCTTTCCTTTTAAAGGGTGATACATTGATAGTAGTTTCTGTAAGTTTTGTTTTTCTTTTGGTACTTTTAAATCACCATCAGCAAACTGAATATGACCTAATGTACATTCTCCTTTTTGTTCGTCTACTAACGGAGATGCTTGATTAGTAGCGTATCTTATTTCTCTTTGCTTACCAAGTTTACTGTCAAAGTAAAGCAATGAATGCTTTCTAGTATGACGACATGGTATTGTTAGAGTAAGAGGGTTTTTATTACCTCTTAAAAAATAAATTCTATCTTTAATTTCCCAAGTTGGTTCACTTGGTTTAGCAGGTTTTACATGTACTGCTTCCACTGGTTGAGGTGCAACCTCTACTTTTTTTGCTGGTACTTTTTTAGTAGCCATAATATAATATAATATAAATGTTAAATATATGACAATAGCCCCTTACTATAAGTATATACTAGCTAATGTCACATAAGGGTAATAAATACCCCCGATGTTATATCGAGGGTAACTATTACATTAATTTTGAATCTTTAGATTCCTTTGAATAATACAAAGTTGTTAGCAGCTTGTGTAATTAAACATCTTTCAGATAAGAAGTTTACCTCCATAGCATCTAAAGTTGATGTTGAAGCTCCACCAGCAGAACCAGTTAACCAAGATTTCATTCTTCTATCATCAGATGCAGACGCTCTATATCTTACGTGTAAGAAAGGTCTTCTAATGTTAGTTCCTAAAATTTGATCATATACTGTAGATGTTCCAGCAGGCACTAATACTCCTTCAATAGAATTTACTCCTACGATTCCACCACGAGTAGAAGCATCGTTTAAGTATTTCCAATCAGTCTTGTAAAAATCATAAGATCCACGTCTAAAACCACTAAATCCTAAGTTTAAAGCCATTTCTTCTGAGTTCTCAAATAATCCAAAAGCAGTTCCTCCAGCAAATCCACCAGAAATTGCAGCTAACATATCGTCAAAATCTAAAGACGTTTGTCTTTGTAAGAATAACATGTTCTCTTCAATTGCTCCTTGTGTATCTAAATTCTTTAAGATAGCATCGAACTCATCTAATCCAGCAGCAGCAGTAAATCCTACTTCTACATTTCCACGAGCTTGAATAGCAGAAAATAAACCTTGTGTTCCAGGGTTTGCAGCTAAAGTACCAGCATTTTGATTATACTCACCTTCTACCATACTCATCTCTAAGTAATCTTCAAAACGTAATCTTGTTTCAGACTCAGCTTTTAAATACCATAAGTATCCAGATGTTCCATCTTCAGTTGCAACTTCTACCCATCCAATTTGTGACATATCAGAACCAGAAATAGTATACTGAGATCTTAAGATGATTGGTGAATTAGAATATTGTGTAAAGTTAGGAGTAACAGATACTCTTGTATTAGGAAGTTGATTTCCAGCAACAGCTGTATTAGTTGCAATTTGAGAACCTTTCCCATAATCAGAACCATATACAAAGATTTTTAATCCAGCATTAGCTGCACCAAAAGTAGTTGCAATAGCTACACCATCATAAGCTGCTACAGTAAGAGCACCAGTTAAAGTGTTTGAAACAGTTACTACAGCTTTAGCCTCTGTTCCAGTTGCTGGATCAAGAATTACAATAGTATCATTTAATGAAATAACATTAACAATTCCAGCTGCAACAGGAATAGCAAGTGTGTTTGTTCCAGCACCTCCTGTTAATACATTTTCATAAGAAATATGTAATCTATTCTGCTCAGACCAAATTACTTGATCAGATGTCATTGGCATTTCAGCTCCAACCATACGTAAGAATCCAGATAATGTTCTGTTTCCATAACGCTCTACTTCTTGTTCATAAATTTCAGGTAAATACTGTTGTGCAAAGTTATTTGCTCCGGCACCTGCACCGTTAAATTGTAGGTAATTACCCTGTAAGATCTGTTGTCCCTGCGAAGGTACAAGTGATCCAAATTGTGGACTTAAACTCATAATAATTGTTGTTTTTAGTTAAATTTATTATTTTTAATTCTTAGTTTTGAAGAGTCAGTACCACTATTAACCGCTTTAACCTTCCAACCGTTTACAAATTCTGAACCAGTTGATGTTTTTCTTGCTTCTGTTGTAATGTTTTTAGATTTAGCTATAACATCTTTTACTGAATCGGCTTTACCTTGTTCGTAAAAGTGTTGAGCTATTGTGTCAGCGTTTCTAGCAGCATATAAAGCTTTGTGATAACCTTTGTGATCAGATATTTCTCCTTCTTTATTCAGGAACTTCCCAATAAAATTAGTAATGTCTGATTGTTCTTCGGCAACACTTGAAGGATTTTTAACACCATATCTAAATTTCTTTTCACCTACATTAAAATCAAAACCTTTGAATTCTTCGTTGAAAACATTTTTAGTAGCATCTTTAAATCTTTCTTGTTTAGCAATATTTACTTCTTGCTCTTCGTTGTATCGGCTAAAAAAGTCAGTAGCTTTCTGTTGATCTTGAGTTACGCCTGGTCTCAACTTGATCTCATCGTAGTATTTACTCTTAGTCTCCTCTAGAAAGTTTCTAGCTTTATTAACTTCTTCTTTAAACGCAATTTTCTTTTTACGTATATCTCTATCATCATCTATGTCTTCATCATATTCATAATCTTCTAAGATAATGTCCATGTCTTGAGAGTCCAGATAAGGTTTTGTTTTTTTATAATATTCTTTTACCAACTGGGTTTCATCAACAGTAGAATAGTCAGCATTTAATCTAACGTAATCTTCTACAGTGCCACCGGTATCTTCCATGAAGTTAACTAGCTTCTCAACATTTTCAGGTAGTTTTCTACCCAATACTTTTTCATCTCTTACAGCTTCCTGAGCTTGCTTTGCTACTTGTTGTACTTCTTCTTTAGTTACTTCTTTAAGAGGCGTGAGCTCGGTAATAACATCTCCAGAGGTGTCTTTGTCTCCCTGTCCCACTTCTTGCAATCCCACTTCGGGTTGTTCTGTGCGTAACACAGGGCTCTCTGTTTCTTGCTTTTGAATGGCATCTTCTTTTTGTTTTAAATCCTCACTAGGTATTACTACTTTAGTAATATCCTCTTTAGCTTCTGAACCTGGTTCTTTAACAGTAACCTGCGTTATAGCTGGAGCATCGTTATTTAGTTGTTTAGGTTTTTTGTTTTTTCCTTTTAAAGAAAATTCACCTTCTTGTTTTGCTACTTCTTCCATGATATAATATAATTAAATAATTTAATATTGACAATGCTAGAAGTTGTCTAGCCCAAAACCACCAAGCGTGTCATTTCCTGATGATTCAAAATTTGTTGGTAATGAGTCATTTTGTCTTTGTGATATCAACTCTGATTGTTGAGTTGCTTGTATTTTTGTTCTTTCGTCTTTTCTATCTTCTATTTCTTTTTCTTTAGTTCCTTCTGAATTAGCTTTTATCTGAGCTAACTGCATACTATAGTTAAACTCTTCTGCCATTAGCTGCTTTTTAATATCAGCTTCTATTTGTAATCTTTGAATTATAAATTGTGATTTACCTTGTTCAAATTGTAAATTACTATCTGTTAATGCTTGTTGTTTTTGCACTTCTGACATAGCTGCTTGTTCAGCTGCTTGAGCGCTAGCTTGTGATTGTGCTTGTATGTTTTCAAGATTTTGTTTTTGAGCAGCTTCAGCTTTTCTTTTACGTTTTATTTTTAGCATTTGATTAGCTAGCTTCATATTAGATATGTCTCTTATATCTATTACATCTTCTAAATCAATACTACCTGTTTGTAAAGCAATTTGTATGTTTTTTTCTAAAGCTTGCTTATCTTCTTCTTCTGGCTCAAGATCTAAAAATATCCCAAACTCATGTAAGTTTAATTTTTCTATTTGTTCTAACGTATCCACATTAAAACTACTAATAGAATTCATTAAAGCGTTTTTAGTTAAAGGAAAATCTATCATATCAGCAGCTCTTAAACTAATGTTCTCAGCTGTTTTTATTGTAATGTACATCAAAGATTGAAGTATATGCTTAGTAGCCGTATTAGAAGCAGTTGCTGCTAGCTTCTGTAATCCAACTAATGAATCTTTTGTGGGTTGACTGCCATCTCTAGCTTCGTTTAGGCCAGTAACATCTCTAATCATCTGAAGATAATATTGATATGTTTGTATAAGTGCTTGTATTTTACCAATACCAGAAGAACTTTGTAATTCTTGAATAGGTACTTTTGCTCTGTTAGGATCCCCGTCTTGAGTTAATGATCTACCAACTATACTACCAGTCTGGAAGTACATGTTTAAAGCTTCTTGAGCGTTGTAATTAGTACCATTACCTAGATCTACTTCAGCTAATCCATCAACATCTACAAATACACCGTCTGGAACTAACTTCTGTAATACCTGTTGTATTTTTAAATGAGTTATTTGAATCATATCAGCAAAGCTTAAACATTTACTAACTATTGATTCTATTCGACCTTGATACATTCTAGGAGCAGATATACTATAGTTCATAGAAACCTTAGTTTGATCACTATAAGGTCTTGTCATGTTTTCAGCAAGTTCCCATCTAAGCATTTGCTCGTGGCCTAATACTTTAGCCCCGCTATATAATACCTCTATGGATCTGCTAACAGTATTAAAGTTATCGTTTTCTGGTGGATTATAAGTGTCTGGCTTCTCAAGTGACTTTTCTAACCCTTGATCTGTTTGTTTAATTTTCCACACTTGATCTGAATACGTTTTGTATTCAAAGTATAATACTTGAACGTTATTTCTATCGTTGTCTTGACCTCTTGGAGTTCTTGTATAATTAATATCCCCTGGATATAATTGTATTTTTTCCATTTCCTCATCAGTTAAATCAGGAAATTCTTTTTTTAGTTCTTGTAGAGGTACACTTTTAACTTCTCCTACATAATATATATCTTCAAAATTAGGATCTTCTGTATAAGAATATATAATATCCACAGGATCTACGTAATCAACTACTATACCATTAGCTAAGTTAAAGCTTGTTTTGCTGCAGCCAATACCTAGTACAGTTAGGTCATAAGCTATTCTTCTTTTTGTTTGCTCGTATTTATTGTAATCAAATACATTTTCAATCAACTCTTCCTCAGCTATTTCTATAGCTTGCTTATATCTAAGTTGCATGTGCATATCTAATTCCTCTTTATCTCTAGGCAACTCTTCTACAGGAATACTGGTTCTTTTTAAGTCGATACCGGTTTTAGCCATAGTTTCAGCCATTAAATCAGCAGCGAAAGCATCTTCCGCTATAGCTGTAGCATGATCAGTTCTTTGTTTTACAGCAAATGGATCTGAAGCGTGAGATCTTATTTTATAACCTTTATCAGTCATGCCGTTAACAACAATATCAACAAACTTAGATAATACCGCTATTGGTTTCCAGTCTAAATTAAGATAAGACAAATCACCATTTATAGATAACTCGTCTTTATATTTTCTAACAGATTGTTCTCCTCTAGCATACAGTCTTAAATTATGAAAGTATTGCCAATTACCAGCAAATCTACCTGCCCCAGTAGCATCTCTATCTCCTCTAAACCATTCATTTTCTATAGCTCTTCCTACGTCACGTCCGTATTGGTAACTTTGTTTCTCTTCGTCAGAAACTATTTGGCTTGGAAAAGTATTATTTGAAGTCGTATAAATCATTTATTCTATTATTTTTGAAGAGTATCCTTTGTTATCGTATTTTTTAAATCCCAATGGAACTACTGTTTTAACCTGATTAAAAACAGGTGTATATCTATTCTTATTACAAGCCATTAAAGCTAATCCAGAACTTATCGATGCATCATGACTAGTTCTATTATTTATATTAAATCTAGCCCAATCTTCTAATGTTCTTTGAAAGTACATGTCTCCATACCCTTGCTCTGTTTTACCAACGTAGGTATTTATGTAAGTTTCTATAGCTGAAGCATGGGCTTGCTTTATATCCTCACTTGAGTTAGGTATACCGCCTATTTCTTTTTCTGTTACTGATAATTTATTCCAAACCTTGTCAGGTCTATTCATTGAAAAGCCTCTATAACCCCTTCTTTTGAAATGATACAATAACCTAGGTTTATTGTTTTCACAAAGTATAGGCATGCCGTAAAATACACAAGCCATTAATACATCTTCAAAAAATATCTCAGCAGTCTGAGGTCTAGCTATATATTCTAAAAAAAATTGATTTGGTGGAACATCTTCCATACTAAATTTAGTTAAACCCGCTAAAGCTCCATTAGAACCTCTTCGGTCAACTGTACCTGATATATCATAACTATCACAACCAAAAGCACCACAGTGTTCATTACCTGGATATTTAATCCCGTTCTTTATTATTACGCGATTCTGTAAATTAACAGGTGGAACCCAAGATATTTTAAATCTACCATCTTTATTTGGTACAAATATAACCTTTGAGTCCAGCTTAGCATTCTCCCATTGAAAAGTACCAGTAGTAACTACCGATGAATTTTTAAGATCTGCATTGTAATCTATTTGTTCATATATTTTCGTTAAGTTAAATAAAGACTCTTTTGCTTCGTCTCTGAACGCATGTTCTTCAGTTCTTGGAAATTGTCTATAAAATTCATTTAACCCGTCTTGATCGTCTTTTAATCCTTCTACTTCATTCTTCCAAAACTCTATAACACCTATTTTTATTGGATCACCAAAAGAATCTACTATTTTTTCTTTTTCGGGTGTATCGAATACAGGAAAGCCATAAGAATCGATGTATCCCTCGTAATTCCATTCCATAGGTATGAACAAAGAATAGAGTCCTGAACTTGTCTGCCCATTGCGGTTTCTCTTTTCAACGTTTGATCCATTGTATAATTGTTTAAAATTTTCACCACCTTTATCTAAAGAGTTTGATGTTGATCCCATCATACACTTACCTATAATTCTAGAACCTAATCTTAATGTCGTTTTCGTAACCCTCCAGTTGTTGAGGATATTGTTCGGCCTTTCCCATTTACCCGATTCGTCGTGGACGAGAAGTTTGAGTTTCTCACCGTCGTACGCGTTGTCACCTGTGTTCTTCCAGTCGATGGTCGTGTCCAGCCCCGTAAGCGTCTCGGCTTGAACCTTCGAATCGAGTCCTCTACGGGTAAGTTTAGACGCCGGGACCCTGTATGCGAGTTCCGTTTTTGGCCTGTCCATACCGTCTTGTATGGGTTTGAAGAAAAATGGAAAGTTAACGCTGATTGGGACGACCTTATCTGTGAACATCTTCTTAGCATCGGCGCCAGATTTGGACAATATCCCAAACCGTGAGTCGCTTGATATCGTCGCCATGTTGACCGCCTCCCCAGATGCCATAAACGAAAATCCGCTACGTCTGTTCTTGAGATATGACATGCCATAGCACCTTCTATCTGCTTTACAAGCCTCCCAGAATATATAGAATAATCTATTTGACTCTCTAAAGTCTGGCTTCCCAACATCAATTTTGGACCACTGCAAGTACATGTACTGAGTACCAGTAATATAAGTAGGCTTGTCTTTATTAAAAAACCAATAACCTTTTTCACGCCTTTGAAATTCTTCTTCAATATAATCATACCATTCTTCTTTAAATTGTTCAGAGTAATTCTTCCAATCAAAAACAGTTTTAATATTTTTTAATTCTTTAG